TTCTGCTTGGATATGACATGGGCGGCAATGGTCACTGGTTTGGGCGGCATGAGGGCAAATTGCGCAATACGTCAAACTATCACCAGTGGGTTGAGGTGTATGAAACTTGCAACCCGCCAGTGCCCGTCATCAACTGCTCGCGAAGGACGGCTTTAACCGCTTTCCCGCGAATGACTATAGAGGAAGCGTTATGCGTTCCGGCTCTCTCAGAGAATCAATAGACATCGAAGCCACGACCGACTCAGTGGACTCATGGGGCGATGTCACCCAGTCTTGGGCGGCGTATGCCTCTGGAGTCCCTGCATCTATACAGCCTATCAAGATGACAGAGTTTCAGCGTTCTGCGGAAACGCAGACAGAACTGACTCACAAGATTGTCATTCGCTACTCAACTGGCGTGTCTGCGGTTTCTGCCAAGCACCGGGTCAAGTATGGCTCTCGCTATTTTGACATCAACTCTGTTGTCAACGCTTACGAGCGAGGGCGCATGATTGAGCTTATGTGTGTGGAGCGCGGATAGTGAAATTTGACGCACAAGTTGACATCTCTGAAGTGAACAGGATGCTCCGGCAACTGCCCGCCTCAGTGCAAAAAAAGCCTCTGAATGCTGCTTTGCGGTTTGCTGTGCGACCGCTTGTGAAGGCGATGCGCAACAATGCGCTCAGTATGTTTCCAGATAGCTCTGGCTCGTTGGCGAAGGCTGTGGGCGCTCGCTCCATCAATCTGGGGTTAGGCCCAAATTCCGTTGCGATCAATGTCAGGCCGCAGAGAACAAACACCCGCGCTTGGCTGATGTATATGGGGCACTATGGCAAAGCGGTCACACGGGCTGCGGCTCAGAACAGAGGAATAAATCACGCGCATTTGATGGAGTTTGGATTCACATTGCGCAATAAGCGACAGTATGCCGCAAAGCCGTTTATCCGCAATGCGTGGACTGCGACTAAGGCGCAAATCCCTGAGCGATTTCGCCGCAATCTCAAAGTGCAAGTGGACAAAGAGTTGAAGAAAATACGGGCGGCGAATAAGCGATGAGAGTTGAGCAAGGTGTGGTTGCCGCGTTAGTGGCAGATGTGACAGTTGGCAGCGTTGCGGGCGACCGCATATACCATATGCAAGCGCCGCAAGAGGCGACTACGCCCTATGTTACCTATCAGCGCGTTGGCACTGGTAGAGGCACGATATTGGATGGCGTTGACACCATGACCGAGGTGCGCATCCAGTTGGACTGTTGGGCTGATAGTGTCGCAGATAGCAAAGCGCTGGCTGATGCCGTGCGCGGTGTTCTTGATGATGTCAAGGGCGATCTGGGCGGGTTAAGCCCCCGAGTGCAAGTGCAATTTGGGCGGCTTGAATCTGAGTATGATTTTGCAGACGTTGATGGCGACTATGAGCGCCGCCGCGTTGCGTTGGATTTTGTTTTCACTCTCCATGAGTGATGTTTCTATTGCCCGTAAGGGTTTTTGTGCGCCCCTTTGGGCTTTTAACGAGGTAATACTATGACTAGTGCAATATCAGGTGTCGGTGCTGAGTTCCAGTTAAGTGATGGAGCCAGCCCGGAAGTTTACACAAAAGTGGCTGAAGTAATTTCAATCTCAGGGCCGGAGCTTTCGGCAGAGCAGATTGAAGTCACCAGCCTTGATTCTACCGGCGGCTATAAAGAGTTCATCCCCGGCCTTCTGGACGGCGGGACGGTTTCCATTAGCTTCAACTATGTTGATGGCAATGCGAATCAGGAAACTCTGCGCACTCGCGTATCTACGGCCAACCAGACTGCGAACAACTACCGTGTGCAGCTTCCCGACTCGCCTCTTAGCTATGTCACGTTTTCTGCCATTGTTGAGTCATTCAGCATGAGCATTGAAAGCGGCTCTGCGATTACGGTTGAGTGCAGCGTGAAGATTTCCGGCGCTCCTGTCTGGTCTTAATCACAACTCTTTAACTTTCTGATTTCTGAAAGGTAACAAAATGACTGCTATATCTAAGTTCAGCAAATACAGCCCGCCCGTTCACTCCGTCACCGTTGAGCAGTGGGGCGGCGAAACCGTGTACCTCAAAGGCATGGACGCAAAGGCGATGGAAGTGTTTTTCGACCTCCCCGGTGGGGAAGAAGGCAAATACTCCGCGCATCGCTCTGCGTTAATCATTACCCTGCACCTCTGCAACGAGGATGGCGAGCGATTGATTGCCGATGATGAGCGCGAGGAAGCCGCTAAAGAACTGGCGGGGCATCAGTTCTCCGTTATCTCCAACCTTCTGGGCGAGTGCATGAAAGCCTCAGGGCTTGCGCAGGATGAGATTGAGGAAGCAGCGGGAAACTAGAGGGCCAGCCGTACAAGATGATCTTGTTTCGGCTGGCTCTCCGGCTAGGGAAAACCCCGAGCGAGTTTTTGCACTCGCTTAGGGATTCCCGCGAGCTTGGCGAGTTGATTGCGTTCTATGATATAGAGCCGCATAACCGCGATGCTGAGTTGATGTTTGGCGGCATTCTAGCGGGCATTTACAACTCATCCGGCAGGGCGAAAAAGGCATATAAGCCGACCGACTTTGCGCCGGAGCATAAACGCTCATTTGAGAGCGCGGCGAAAAAGCGCAAGCGTGTCGCGGATAAAATCCGGGCTATTTTTGGGAAGGGTAAATAATGGCGAAACCAGTAGCAGCAGCAAGCGTTGTCATCGACGCAAATGCTGTCAAATTTGTCAACGAGATGAAGCGCGCCGAGCGAAGCGCCCAGCGTTTTAGCTCGAAGACTTCTGGCAGTCTTTCTGCGTTAAGCGGAAAGATGAAGCTGCTTGGCGCGGTTGCGGTTGCTGCTGGTGCCGCCCTTGCTTTTCGCGGTGCGAAGGAGGGCATTGACCGACTTGACAAGCTGGCAAAGACTGCTGACAAGTTGGGCGTTGCGACAGAAGCTCTGGCGGGCATTCAATACGGCGCGGAGCTTGCTGGCGTAGGTCAAGAGACTCTGAACAAGGCGCTCGTCAGGCAGCAAAAAGCAATATCTGACGCGACTAATGGGCTGAAAACCTACACTCGCGCATTCGAGGCTATTGGCCTAAAGGCTGAAGACCTAAAAGACCTGTCTGTCGATGAGCAGTTTATTCAAATTGCCGGGGCGCTTGGTCGGGTTGAAAATCAGACTGTTAAGACTGCCGCTGCATATGATATTTTTGGCGGTCGCGCCACTGATTTGCTTGTGCTTTTCCAAGATAACGAGGAGGCGCTGCGGGCAAATGTTGAGGAGGCGAAAGCACTTGGCATTGCGATTAGTCGCGTTGATGCCGCAAAGGTTGAGGCAGCAAAAGACTCATTGACCCGCGTAGGGTTTGCAGTTGATGGCATTGTGAACAAGGCTCTCGTTGAGCTTGCTCCGTTCATTGTCACCGTTGCGGAGGAGCTTGTTGAAGTAGCTAAGGGCTTTGACAACGCTCAGTCTAGCATGAGCGCTGTAGTCGAGGGTACTATTGTCGGGTTTGGCCTTGTCAAAAACGCAATAACAGGTGCGAAAATTGCGCTGGCACTGATTGAATCAGCGGCATATAAGACTGGCGAAGCCATTTACAGAGGGCTTGCGTTTTTTGGCGCCGATGCTTTTGACGCTATTGCAGATGACATGGAGAGGCGCGCCGGTCAAGCACTTGACGTTGCCCGAAGGTCAGCCGAACAGGTCAGAACACTGGGGCAGTTGTTTGCTGATGCGGATGCGTTTACTCAGAGAGTCGCGGCAAATGCCGAGCGCCTTGCGGAAGAAGCGACTAAAAAAGCTGAAACGCCCACTGGGGAAACGCCGGGGACTGACCTTGCAAAGTTAAAAGCAGACCTTGACGCAGAGGCCCAAATCAGAATGGAAGCTGCCCGTGCTGCCGCTGAACAAGAAGCTGCCATCAAGCAAGAGATGGAAGCTCTCGCGCTGGAGGGCAAGCGCCTCTCCGATCAAGAGCTTATTGCGCTAGCAGAAGAAACAGCCCGCGCAAAAGTTATGGCTGAATTTGAGGCCGAACAAGCTGCGAAGGGCGAGCTAAACGTAGCCCTGACACCCGATCAGGAGGTTGCGCAACTCCGCGCAATCAATGATGCCAAGATAGCTGAGTATGAGCGACTCTCTAGTGCGCAGCGCAGTATTATCGACAAGACCCTAAAGGACAAAAGGAAGGAAGCAGATGTTACAAAAAACATCAACGATTCTATTCTTTCGGGCAGCAGGATGTTTTTTGCAAAAAACAAATCCTTAACTGTTGCGGCAAACGCATTCGCAAATAGGGAGCGCGTGAAG